TATTTTGTGCTATTTGATTTGCTGTATAGTCGGGTGGATACCCTTGCATATCTGCTGAAGCCCATTGTGGGACAGGTACATTAGTTTTATTAGTGTGACTTCTTATTGCTGTTTGTACTTTACCATGAATAACATTTTGAACATTTGGATCAATACCACTAAATTGGGTTGTATCCCATACTCCGTTTGTGTATATTGGTTTAGCGTCTATTAATATTTCTCCAGCTGAATCTACTGGCAATACCTGTGCAGTTCTGGTATCTCCAAAATAAAATAACTTATAATTTTGAGTTTTATTAGTATTAGTATTGGTCGCTGTTATTCCTGGCGTACCATCACCTGAGATAAATCCGTCATCTACCTCCTGTCTTCCTAAGTCGACTGCACTGCTCATTTTTTCCAGTTCCAGGCTTTATGTTTTGGATACTTCATTCCCCGTGGATCATAAAATTTCTCTGTTGGAAGAAGAGATATCTCTTCCCAATCTTCAGTGTTTGGGACTTTATATAAATTACCTATACCTTCATAGAGATATTTGTGTAGGCTATTTTTGGGTACAGTAGTACCTCCACCGCTATTTAGAAGACTTTTTGCAACTTGGTCTCGATATTGCGGATTTATATAATGTAAGTTGCATCCAAGGAACCCATCTTTGTAAAAACTAAGAGCAACTGCTAGGGGTTGTATATCCCAAAATAGATATTTTTCGGGGTATTTTGCACCATATGAAAAGAAGAACATATTCCCAATTTCAATTCCACCAGTATCAATGGAACTGATGTTATTATCTTGTAGAGGACCTAAAGCGGTTTCTAATTCAGAGATAAACCAGTCTCCGCTTCTGTTCTTTTTACCAGCCTTTTTTCGTATTTCTGCTCCAATCATATTCCTAGATCATCCTCGGTCATGATTTTGAACTCATACTTTCTATCATCACAGTAGTTTTTTGCTGCTTCCCACTTTGCTTGATTAATAACGTATGTTTGTACTTCATATGCCCATGCTTTAGTTCTCTTTTTTGGGTTTTTCTTGGGCATTAGTAACTGTTTCTTTGGTTTGACCTCTATTACAACGGATCTCTTTTTACCTTTTGCATCTTTATATTTGATGAAAAAGTCTGGGAAGTATCTATGCATCCTATTATCTATAGGATTTTTATATGGAATCCAGAATTCTTCTGACTGCCATTGACTTATACTTTCATTTAAATCACAGTATTCCATGAACTTTCGTTCCCACAATGATCTATAAATGATTTGTGTTGGGTCACCTTTATACTTCTTAGTATGTTTTGGTCTATATTTTCCCTTATAAGCCATATACATAGTATGTGGGGATCATGCATTATTTAGATGGCCATTAACAATTTAGTAGATAGAAATCTAAAAGCTAACGTAACTAATAGTGGTGCTGGAGCAGGACTGGATGCCCAATCCTTCCAGAATTTTTTAGGTGCTCCTGCTTTATCTAATACTTTTAAGGTATCTCTTGGACTATCTAATAATTCTTCTGGTTCAACTAATTCGGATTTAAATTCTTGGCTTGTTAGTGCTGGAGTATTTAATAAAAGTTCTCCAGCAAGGTTTGATTTCTTATGTTCAGAGGCAAGTTTGCCTGGAACTAATTTAGCTTCATTTGAAGAGACTGGTGCTAGACAAGGTGTAACAGAATTTTTTGCAAATAGTAGAGCATATGTTGATCTTAATTTGAGATTTTATCTTTCTTCTGATTATCAGGTACTTAAGTTATTCCAAGAGTGGATTAATTTTATCAATCCTGTATATGCTGCTAATGGCGGAATGACTAATGTGTATGGTAATCCAGAAGGATATGCTAACCAATCAGATAGATATGGATTCCATAGATTTAGATATCCAAATAGTTACAAGAGAACTCTTATGGTTACTAAATTTGAAAGGAATATAGGAGCTGATAAGAGAGGTCGTGACGATCATTTGATGCAATCTGGTGATGGATCATTAGTTAATAGAAAGGGAGTTGTTCAACCATCTCTTCCTCCAGAGAAACCAAATCCATTAACATATATTTTTGTCAATGCTTTTCCAGAAAGTGTTGATAGTATTCAATTATCTTATGGAGAAGCTCAGGTTCTTCAAGTGACTGCTAATTTTAAATATGATAGGTACGTTGTCTCTCAACCAGATAACAATGCGGAGTCACAGAAGAGTCAATGGAGAGATCCAAACAACCGTACAGTTGATGGACAAGTTAATGTTCAGGGTGGCAATCACCACGGATCTGCTTCTCAATATAATAATGGTCAGGATGTTACTGGATTTACCGTTCAGAATGAGAATAAGCTATAAATAATGGTGTGCCACATTACAAAGTGTCCATAATATGAAGACTTTCTCCGAATTTCTGTTAGAATGTAGTTCTCTTAACGAGGGAGGAATGGCTCGTGTCGTTCAACATTCAAAGAACAAGAGCACTGCCGTTTTGACCGCACAGAGAGGTGATAAGTCAAAAAAGGAGAACAAGAAGGCTAACAAGGAGTTACGCAAAAAGATCCGTAGTCACGGATATGGGTATAAAGAAGTCAAGGGAGAATATCCTGAGAAGGATGATAAAGGTAACACCAAAACAGTGAGTGAACCATCTGTTGTTGTTACTGCTCCTAAGAAAAGGAAGAAGTACCTCAAATTTAAAAAACAGATGAAACGTCTTGGTAAAAAATATAATCAAGATTCAGTAATCACAAAGAGAGGTTCTAAAGACGCTACTTTACATCCTACCAATAAAAGAGCTGGTAAAAAAGGTTCTAAACTCGGACAAGTAAGACCAGGCAAAACTGGACCCTATGGACACACTAAAGTTGGAAAGAAAACTTACACCTATGAACACACAACCATTTGACGATTCCAATTGGAGAGAAGAAATGAAGGGATACACCACAAGCAAGTTTCATTTGGAATTGCTTGAGAATGGACCGAAGAGTTTATCCCAATCTTGGATACTTGGTGCATTGCATGGTAAGTGGCGGAAGATGAAAGGATATAAGTACCCAGAACCACCTGATTGTCAATCAAGCATGAGTGAGTTCTTTAAGAAACAGGATGAATATCAACAGAAAGGCGATAGATCACAGGATTTTACTCCTGAGAACGATCCATATGGCGGTTATTAAAAAGTTCTAAAAAACCCTCTAAATAACTTTAGAATGAAATGACTTGATAGCTTATCATGCCTTTACCAAAAATTAGTACTTCTCAACATGAGTTGATTTTACCTTCTACTGGTAAGAAGATAAAATTTAGACCGTTTTTAGTTAGAGAAGAGAAGATTCTAATTCTAGCTTTAGAATCACAAGACCAGAAACAAATATCAAACGCAGTCAAACAGGTATTAAAAGATTGTATTTTAACTAGAGGTGTCAAAGTTGATACTTTACCTAGTTTTGATATTGAGTATATCTTTTTGAATGTTCGTGGTAAATCTGTTGGAGAACAGATTGAGATTATTGTTACTTGTGGTGATGATGGTGAAACTCAAGTACCAGCCTTTATTAATATTGATGAGGTAGAAGTTAAGACTGATCCTAATCATACTCCAGAGATTTCATTGGGTGAAGGATATACTCTTAAAATGAAATATCCATCATTAAACCAATTCTTGGAAGATAATTTCACAGATGATGATGATTCAAGTGTAGAGAAGTCTTTCCAGATTATAGCATCGTCTATTGATATGGTTTATAGTGATGAAAATGTTTGGGGTGCATCTGATTGTACTAAGAAAGAACTTGTAGAATGGCTTGAATCTCTTACTTCAGAGCAATTCAAGAAGATTGAATCTTTCTTTGAGACTATGCCTAAACTTACTCATGAGATTGTAGTTACCAATCCTAAGACTGGTAAAGATAATACGGTGGTATTGGAGGGATTGTCGGATTTTTTCGCCTAAGTATGGCTCATGTAGATCTTGAGACATACTTCCGAATTAACTTCGCTTTGATGCAGTTCCATAAATATTCACTGACTGAAATAGAGAATAT